GCTGGTGAAACAAATCCATCTGAATTGAAAGATAAGATGGTGATGACTATTCGACAACCAATGGGAGTCATTGGTGCGATAACGCCGTGGAACTTTCCAATAGCAATACCTGCATGGAAAGCATTTCCAGCATTGGTAGCTGGTAACACAATGGTTATTAAACCAGCAGAAGATACTCCGTGGTCAGTTATTAAATTAGCTGAAGTTTTTATTGAAGCTGGATTACCACCTGGTGTATTTAATGTTGTAACTGGTTATGGCCCGACAGCTGGATTACCACTTGTAAGAAATAAAGATGTTAAGATGTTATCGTTTACTGGTTCAACAGCAACTGGTAAAATCATTGCGACTACTTGTGCAGAACTTGGTAAACAGTATTCACTTGAGATGGGTGGTAAGAATGGCATTATTGTAGATAAAGATGCAGACCTCGACCTTGCAGTTGAAGGAGTTGCATTTGGAGCATTTGGAACTACGGGTCAAAGATGTACTGCTTGTTCCAGAGTGTTTATCCACGAAGATGTTAAAGAAGAATTTACAGAGAAGCTAGTAGCAAAAGCACAATCGTTATTTCTTGGTGATGGACTAGATGAAACAGTCCATATGGGACCCTTGATAAATGAGAAAGCTGTACGCAAAGTAGATAAGTATGTTAGAGATGCAAAAGATCGTTTTGCTTTTGAAGGTGGTGGCAAGTTACTTTGTGGTGGCAATTTTATAACTGAACCAACTGATACGACTTATGGTTGGTTTTTTGAACCTACAATTTTTGATGATGTAGATGTTAATGATCCACTTATGCAAGAAGAAATCTTTGGGCCAGTAGTTGCCTTAACTACTTTTAATAATCCCATTGAAGCACTTTGGCAAATCAATAATACTGCTTATGGTTTAAGTGCAGCTCTTTATACTAGTGATGTCAATTTTGCCATGATGGCATTTAAGCATATCGAAACTGGATTGGTTTATGTTAACGCCTCCTGTATTGGTGCAGAGGTGCATCTCCCCTTTGGAGGACTAAAAGGAACAGGAAATGGACATAGAGATGCTGGTCAAACCATGCTTGATAACTGTACTGAATGGAAGGTCTGCTCTATAGACTTCTCAGGGCGTATCCAAAAGGCACAAATAGACAACGAATAAGTCCTTATTTTACAAGGACTTACATGCCATGTTTTTCCTTGTATTTTAGGGCATTATTTGCTATAATAGTAGTATATTAATGATTAATGGAGCTTTGTTATGAGTGATTCAGATTGCCCTTATAAATTAGAACCACAAAAGACGTATGATACGATTATGGCATATTGTCAATCTTGTCATAAACGAATTGATATTCCAGTTGTCCATGAAAAGGCAACAAATAATCAATATCAGTTGGTAAGTGTTCCAGTTGTTTTAAGTGATAAGTTAAATAACTATAAGGCCTATTGCAATAATTGTGGTAGTACAAACATTATTGAAAAACAACAGAAAGTAACAAATTTTGAAGTGTTTACTGTAAAGCTTGATTGTTCTAATATGAATGAAGGTACTGATTCTTGGTATGAAAATGATTCATCATCAAGTGGTGATGGTCATCCAAGAAAATTTTAAAGGAGAAGTTATGAAACATTTTATTATGATTAGTTTGATTTTCTTGTTGGGTGCTTGTGGTACAATTCCAACAATACCAGAACCTCCAAAGGCACTTACAGAATATTCGCCCCCGAAATGGGTTATCGCTGGAGGTGGTGCATTTACTGATAAAGATGGTAAAGCATTTTATGGTGTTGGTTCTGCTACTGGTATTAAGAATTTTTCACTACAACGTCAGATTGCTGATGATCGAGCAAGAGCTGATCTTGCAAAAGTGTTTGAGTATTACACTCAATCATTAACAAAAGATTATCAGGCTCATACGACTGCTGGTAATTTTGATGCTTCTACTGAAGAACAGAACTCTGAAAATGCCGTTAAAGTTGTCGTAGCTAATACTCTTAGAGGTGTTATTATTATAGATCACTTTGAGATTCCAGCAAGGCGTGAGATGTTATCTCTTGCACGTTTAGATTATAATGCCTTTAAACAGAATTTGCAAGAGGCAAAAGAATTTAAACAGTTACCATCTAAAGTGCGTGAAGATATTAAAGAACGTGCTGATGCTTTACATAAAGAGTTGGAGAAAGACTCCAATAAACTTATTGAAGGACAGACATTCTTTGATTAATTTTTAATGGAGTTTATATCATGTATTACATAATGTTATATTTGATACTGTTGTCGGGTTGTGCAACAGCAGGTTCACCAAATGCGATGAACACTTTATCGGATGTTGGGCCCTCAAAGATAAAGGTTGTACAACCAGATAAAACTCCACGACCGCCTAACTGGATATTGGGCAAAGAACATTCCGGGTTTAGTAATGCTCAATATCTAGTTGGGATTGGTTTCTCTGATAAAAATGCTGTGTCAGCAAGTGAGTCAGCAAGAGCGGAGTTAACAAAAAATATTAGATTTAAGATTAAATCTTTGATGAAAGACTACTCAAGTAATGATGGGTCTTTTATTGAATCGTTTGTTAAAACTGAAACAGATTTTCTTTTAGAAGGCGTACAAATAAAAGATGGTTGGTATGACCCTGTAAAGAAAGTTTATTACTCTTTTGCAGTAGTAAAGAGAAAAGATGTTTTGACAATGATTCAAGATCAAATTGATAATTTGACTGCTACTGTTGTTTTAATTATGAAGCAGGCTAATACATTTTATGATAGTGGTGATGTTTTAAAAGCACTTGTGCATTATTATGATGGTTATAATGAGAGCTCTAAACTGTTACCACTTTTACGAACATATAAAACAGTAAATCGTTTTCCAGAGGTTCCAGCAGTAGCAAAAAGTGTGCCTTCAGCTAATGATTTTAAAGAGAAGGTTCAATCTATAGTTAGTGGTATTAAAGTTGAAAAGATAGATGATAAGTATAAATCAATATCTACAAATAAAGATGTTTCATTTACCATTAAAGTTACACATGATGGTATAGCAATACCACATTTGCCTATTAAGTTTCATGGCAATTCATATAACTTTATTAATCGAACTACAACTGATTTAAATGGTATATGTCAAGCCACAACAAATGGTTCGACTATTCTTGATGAAGAAAACTTTGCATTTGTGGAAGCTGAGATAGATTTGTTTCGTTTGTCTAAACGATTTAATTATAAACTAAAGAAGGACTTGTTTGGGCGTTTAGAAACATTAGACGTTACGTTTAAAAGATTTAAACCAGTTTCATTTAACTTTTCTCTTAAAGATACAAGTATTAAAACAGGTAATAGTATTGTGTTTTTTGTAGAATCTGATATGCCAGGGTACTTAGTTATTAAGTCCCCGACTGATAAGATATTTCCAAATTATATGATGCGAGATAATTATATCCAGAGAAATAAGATGTATAACATAGGTGGTACTGGATATGAGTTTAAGTTTTTAGTAAAACCACCTCTTGGCCATGAGTCTGTTACTGCGACTTTGTATAAAGAAGCAAGTTTAAAAACGATTCTTGGTGAACATAAGATTGATTATGAGATTGTGAAAGGAGATTGATATGTTAGAAAGTATTTTGATTGGTACAGGTGTTTATTTGGTTTTAGCTTATGTTGTATTTCCATTATTCTAAGAGGTAATTATGTTCCCTATTTTTGGTTTGTCAAATTCAAAAGGAGAGCCTATGTTAATTGGTATTTCTGGTAAAGCTGGTGCTGGTAAAGACACACTTGGTAAATACTTGTGTGACGAATATCGTTGTTTGCATTATTATTTTGCAAAGCCTCTTAAAGAGGGAGCAAAAGTTATGTTTGCATTGACTGATAACCAGATTGCAAACAAAGAAGTGCCTATTGAACCTTGGGGTATTTCACCAAGAAAGATTTGGCAGTTACTTGGTACTGAAGTAGGTCGTGGTATTGATCCTGCAATTTGGATTAAGAACGCAGAGATGTTTATTAAGAAACATCCTGGCCGTACAGTTGTAATTACTGATGTACGATTTGACAATGAAGCTACTTTCATTCGCAATAGAGGGGGAGTTGTTATAAATATAGAAAGAGATAGTAAAGATATTTATGAGAATAGACATTCAAGTGAGGGTGGTTTGAGTGAAGATAATATTGACTTGACTATCAAGAATAATGGTAGTATTGAGGATATGTGTAATGAAGTTACATATATGATTCAGAAAGGAATTGCTGTATAATCTTAGAGTGAAAGTTTTTTTGGACACGGGTGCAATTCCCGTCGCCTCCACCAATTTTTATAAGACGAAGTAAAGGGCAGTCATAGACAGGGGGGTGAACTAGTTTCGACAGGAGAATGGAAACTATAAGACAGCACGGAGAAGAATGATGGCTCCGTTATCAATCATTCAAACTATAAACGCTAACGATTACGACTTAGCGCTTGCTGCTTAATTATTAGTAGCGGAGTCCGAGGGTACTTGTCAACAGAAACCCTCACCTTTTTCCTTGTATTCTAATTCTCGTTATGTTATAATGAGATGTTGTTATGGTGAATGAGTGATGGTTATCGGGTTCAATGCCCGACCGTTCATCATGTTTTTGTAAATCCTTTTAAGGAGATGTGTATGGGTATGACTACGAAACACGGCCAGCCTCGAACTGGCCGAAAGTATGCTCGCAAGATGACTCGAGCTGAGTGCGAGCTAACAGATTTGCCACGATGGGTTCAGATTTATACGAGCCCTGCTACTGGACAAGTTGCGTTTAAGAACGCAGACATTGTTGGTGGCGCAAAGACTGTTAACTCTATCCGAAAGAAACTGAATAAGTTTTGGGGATAGTACCGGGTGGTGTGGGGCTTCGGCCCCCACCTTTTTTTTGTTTATAAATACTATTATGGTTAAGTGGACTAAAGAACAATTAATAGAAGCATCACTATCATTAGTTAGACAGAAATCACAACTAGCTATGATAGAAAAGAAATTTAAAGATAAAGGCATAAGAATGCCTTTCGGTGAACGAATGGATTTTAAAAAGAAGTATTCACCATTAAAGAAAAAAATAACTGATATGGAAAACGAATTTTTATTGAATGTAGCTGGTAATGGTGTAGAGGGAGAATGTGATGATGCGGAACCTCCTCCTACGAATAAAGAATAGTAAACATTCTAAACTTTTATTTAAGTTATATATTGCATGGTCAATCGTTGCAGATTTAACATTAGTTGGTGGCATCATTTGGGGACTTGTTTATTTTTGGTAATATTATGTTGGAATTATTTATTATATATCCAGTAGCAATTTATGTGTTAGGGGGTATAGTTTATTATTTGGTGAGTTGATATGAAGAAGTTAATTTTATTATGTTTAGTTTTGGTTGCTTGTAGTGCCTTTAAGAGGGTAACTTATGTACCAGCATCTTATGATTATCAAGATGAAGTTAAGTGTCTGGCTCAAAACATTTATTTTGAAGCTAGAGATCAAACGATTAAAGGTCAAATTGCAGTCGCACTTGTTACGATAAATCGTGTAGAAAGTAAAAGGTTTCCTAATAGTATATGTAAAGTTATTCATCAAGCAAGACGATATAGTAATGGTAAGATAAAAAAACATAAGTGTCAGTTTTCTTGGTATTGTGATGGACTATCAGATACACCAAGAGATCGAATAGCATGGAAAGTATCAAAGACTATTGCAAGAGCTATGTTAAAACAGCCAGGTGCTAGTATTAAACACTTTGGAAAGAAGTGGGACATGGAAGATTTTCTTAATGGTGCAAAATATTATCATCGGATAGATGTTAATCCATATTGGAATAGCAAGATGATTAAAGTGTTGCAACTTGGCGATCATATTTTTTGGAAAGATTACTTAAACGAGTGACGTAATTTCAAACAGGGAGTAAAGTTGAGATGGCAAAAGAGAAAAAAGTAGACGCCCAGCCGTCAGTCGAAGAATGTGGCATATATCTTCTGATGGATGAGATATCAGACAGTACTTGTAAAGATGCAATATCATTTATTATATCAAAGAATTTAACAAAACCATATCCAAAGTATTTACAGTTAGTACTTAATTCTGGAGGTGGTGATTTACAAGCAGCTTTTGCACTTATAGATACAATGAAAGGGAGTGCAATTCCAGTTCGTACAGTTGGACTTGGTTGTGTAGCATCAGCTGCAGTATTGATTTTTATATCTGGTGAGAAAGGACATAGAGTATTGACCCCGAATACTTCTATACTATCACATCAGTTTTCATGGGGGACTTATGGTAAAGAACATGAGTTGTTTGCAACAGTTAGAGAATATGAATTAACTACTAAACGAATGATAAATCATTATAAAAAATGTACTGGTTTGAATGAAAAGAAAATTAGAGAATTTTTATTACCAGCACAAGATGTTTGGTTAGAAGCAAGAGAAGCAAAGAAACTTGGTTTATGTGATAGTGTTAAAACAGTTTACTAGGAGAAGTTATGAACATCACACTACCAGATACAGTATTACGAAATGATGAGATTATAAATATCAAGAAGCAAGATAAAGTGAAACAACCAAAGATTATTTCTGATACAATACCAAAGTTTGTTCAGGACATAGATGGTAAGTGGATCAAGAATCCACTTTTTATACAAGATGTAGATGGTAAATGGATTAAAAATCCTGATTGTCAAGTGGAGTGTAATAATTAGTTATGACTATAGATATGAATTTAAAGATTGAAGATGTAGTACAAAAAACAGAAATATCTTACATGGATGCAGTTCTTGAATATGCTTTGAATGCTGGTATTGAACCAGAAGCAATGGCAAAGATGTTGAACCAATCCATTAAAGATAAAATAGAAGTTGAGGCACAGGGCCTTAATATGTTGAAAAAGACAGCAAAGCTTCCGATATAAGAAAGGAGTGAATGGTCAATTTGGGTCAAGGGGTTGGGTAATGATTTCATACTGAAGTCAGGAAGCTGATATATGATGATACAAAGTAATATAATAATATAACGTAATAAGGAGTAACAGTATGGCAAGTTTTAAAGAAATGAAGAAGAACCGCATGGCTAATTTGGAATCTCTTTCCAAGCAAGTCGAGAAACTCGCAGAAAAACCTTCGTATGAAGATGAACGAATCTGGAAACTGGAACGTGATAAAACTGGTAATGGTTACGCAGTAATTCGTTTTCTCCCTGCCGCAGTAAATGAAGATGTCCCGTGGGTTCGTATTTGGACACATGGTTTCAAAGGTCCCGGTGGATGGTATATCGAAAACTCTTTAACCACTCTTGGTAAAGATGATCCTGTATCAAAAGCTAACACAGCTTTGTGGAACTCTGGTATTGATTCTGATAAGAACATTGCTAGAGAACGCAGACGCAAACTTAACTATTATTCAAACATCTATATTGTGGAAGATGCAGCTAATCCAGACAATGTTGGAAAAGTATTTCTCTTTCGATATGGAAAGAAAATCTTTGAGAAGATTACTGGTGTGATGAATCCAGAGTTTCAAGATGAAACTCCATTGAACCCTTTTGACTTTTGGGAAGGTGCAAACTTTAAAATAAAGATGCGTCAAGTAGATGGTTTTCCAAACTATGACAAATCTGAGTTTACTGATGTTTGTCCTTTGCATGAAGATGAGAAGAAGATGGAAGAAATCTGGGGACAGCAGTATTCTCTAAACGAGATTATTGAAGAAAAGAACTTCAAGCAATATGCAGAACTTGAAGCTCGATTCAATACAGTAATTGCTCGAAGCGATCAATATAAGAATGCTGATGGAACGGGTGAGTTTGTTGGTACGATTGAAGAAAGTACAGATGATGCAGTTGCTACTGGAGAAAAGACTGATGATACTCTGGACTACTTCAAGAAGTTAGCAGAACAAGATTAACCTTTCGGGGAGGGCTTCATGCTCTCCCCACTTTAATTAAAACCTTCATGTGCAAACATTGTTACTCCATTAACATCACCATTTTTGTCAATTGCTGTATTCCCCATAACAGAAACACCAGAATTGTTATTGGTAACATTGTTAGTGACTGAACCATCAACAATTACATTACCAGCTCCACCACCACTTCCACCAAATTTTATATTAGCATTATTAAGTTGACTTAATGCCTGTCCACTTACATTAGGAACACCTACGGCATTAGCTGCTGTTGTTCCCCATGTTGATGATTTAGTACCAAATGCATCTGTTGTATCGAAAGAACCACTTTTGAATTGATTAGCCATACTTGTTGCACCCGATAAATGTGCGCCACCAATCATAAAGGCACGTTCTTTTTTAGATAGTCCTTCCCATGTTTCTTTACCAAGTTTTTTTATTATTTGAGCTCTATTACTTAAAGCAAGTTTTGACATTCCTATATCTTGCATTTTTTCATTTGACATATATTCTGCAAGATTAGCTGGGCGTTTATTACCAGCTGCATCTGTTCCACCAACCCAATTAGAATCATTAGCCATGAGAGAAGCATTACCTTTTTTGCCTCTTTTTTTCCATGTCCCTGCTTTTATATAACCAATAGTTTCTAAAGCTGCAGCTCCAAATTGATATTTACCTACATAGCCTAAACGATTTGTTTCACTTATATCTCCTCCACTTTCAGCTTGGCCAATTGCTTTAAAAATTGATTTAAAGTCTTGTTGACTTAATGTATGGGTCCCTAGTCTTTCTCTAGGAACTTCTCCTCGTTCTTTTTGTAGTTGTGTGAAAACTCTTGCTTTAACTTTGTCCGACATATCAGCAAGTGGTTTGCCTTGTTGGATTGCAGTTGGTTTTGGAATTTTGAAATATTCTGCATTAGCATTTCTTGGGTTTTTTGTTGGATCATAATCATCTATTTCTCTAGCCATAAATGATGTTGGAGTTTTTATTTTACCCAAGTTTTTATAAGCATTACTTGCATCTCGATAAAAAGCTTTTGGGGCGTTGATAAGACTTTTAATTTGTTCTGGAGATGCCAGATTGAATGTAGCACTACTTAAAGCTTTTGAAACGGCCGTTTTTGTATCATCACCTTGGGATTTAAAATATAAAGCTTCCGCACCTACTACTAGTGGTAAGACAGCTTTTCCTCCAATATTTTTGCCCCATTGGAGGCCTGTCTTTAGAACAGGAGAAGCTTTTTCCTTTGCAAGATTAATTCCTTTTTCAAGATTACGTTTTATAACATTCATTGCTTTTTCATATCTTGATAATTTTTTAGGTGCTTTAGTTCCCTTTGTTGTTTTCATTGGTGATTCACCAACGCCAGGTTTACGAGCATGAGGATTATCTTCAGGCTTAGGAACTATTTTTAAGTCTGGTGCTACAGCTCCTGACATACCAGATGGCTTAAGTCCACTCCAAGTTTTGCCCGTTGCTTTGTTTAAAAGACCCCGACCTGTTTTTATGCCTAAATTCTTCGCTGCATCCGCTGTTTTTTTGACTGTATAAGCAGTCGCGACTGTTCCTGTTGCGGCTATTCCAGCTGCTGTTTTTGGATTTTCGGCAACAAAATCCAACACCTTAGCTGTTTTTGGAAATTGTTTTCTTAAATCATCTGTTTTCTTTTTAAGGGCTTTGTCTATCATGTCATCTATTTTTTTCTGCGGATCTTTTAAAAATTCTGTGACTTGTTTGAACATTGATTTTAATGAATCACCAATTTTTGACCACATTTTCATAGGAACCATTAGTAAACCAAAGATAACAAGCGCGCCGAGAATAAATTTACCAATGATCTTCATCCATTTCATTAGAAAACCATCTTCTTTATCTTTTTTATCGTTTAGTTTTTCTAATTGCTCAGTTTGTTTTTTTTCTTCTTTGTCTTTTATTTTTTGTGCGCGTGCATTTTCAATAGAATCTTCTTCACTTTCTTTTTGAGAAGATAAAAAGCTTAGAATAGCTTCTTGTGTTTTAGCTACTTGATTTAAACTATGACGCATAGCTTTTTCATTAAGCATATCTTTGGATGTTCGTACAGCTGCTCCTGCTACTCCTGCTGCTACTCTAGCTGCTCCTGCGATTATTGGTGCTGCCATTTTATTTACCCTCTTTGTTGTTGCTGTTGTTGCATTAACTGTTGTCTATGTTCATTTTCTTCTTGCACATGCTTAATTAATAAACTAACGTAAATCTCCCTTTCCCAAGGCACCATATTTTCTAGTTCAGATAATGAATATTTGTGATGTTGAACCATTTGAAAATTGGTTTGAATCATATTTACTAATGACTCTTGACAAAGGGCTAGCCGAAAAAAGATCCGAGTCCCTCCAGAGTTAGTTGTTCTCTATAGCCACATGGTTTATCTTGTTTCTTATTAGTTTTACCATTCTTACTCTTAACTTTTTGTGGACATATTAGTTCTACTTCATGTTTTAGTGCAGGCATTGTTTCAAAGAATTTTGCTATTTTTTGAAAATGTTCATCAGTTAAAGACTCTATGAAGTCACGCATTTCTTTTTCTGTATGGTCTTTAGCTGGATATGTTGCCGCTGCATCATATATGTAATCTACACAACGTATAATCGTATCGAATAGTGCATCAATTTCATGTTTGTCTTTAGTTATTTCAGCAAGTTCTTCTTGTACTGTTAAATCTGGATATCGCATAACCACACCAAGAGTTTCATCAAGTTTAATTGTATTTGTATGCTCTTTGGTTTTTATGATTTTAACTTCATCTACATTTATGTTAAGTGGTATTTCACCTTCACACTTTGGACATTTATATTTTAATTCAAGAACTTCTCCCTTAGCTTTGCCTCTTAACTGTAAGAATATATATTCTAAATCAAATGCCGGCATTGTGTTTACATCAATGTCAGCTCCATAGATGCAATTTTGTACAATGTCTTTGGTTGCTTCTATTATTTGTTTCTGGTCATCTGATTCCATTGCTATAAGAAGAATTTTTTCTTCTTTTACCAGAAATGGTCTATACTTAATCTCTTTGCCATTTGATGGTATGGTTAAATTATATTGTGGTACTGCAATTGTTGGTAATCCCATTTCATTTCACTCCTATATAAAATGATGTTAATATTATTTATCCTTCTCCTACTTCAGTATCGTCATGTCCTCCTCCTGCAAATTTCCACCCTTCTTCTCTAATTTCACGCATTGGATCGACTTTATTCCAATCAGAACGACTACTTGGTGCATATAATGGCCCTGTGATTGAATCACCAACTGGCACCATTGGAAAGCTTGGTGTAAAGTGTCGATATGTCATAGTTATATTTACAGATATGATAGTATCATTAGTTCCATAATCTAGTTGAATTGGATCAACTTGTTTTGGATATGCATCATGTAATATCCATTTACCAGCCATTGGATTTCCAACATGACGAGTTAATTGTTTAATTACAACTTGGTCTGTATATTCACTATAATAATTAAAATGTTTTGTTTTACGATTTACGATTTTATCCATCCAATCTTGAAAGAATTTTAATTCTCTCAAATTTCCACTAGAATAAAATCCAAGAATAATATCTGCATAGGCTTGTTGATATGCGAATTGTCTAAAACCAATATCTCTTTCAGTTGTTAGAATGTTAGAACCTGGTATTTGTGCTTGATAACAATTTATCGTAAATGGTTTTTGTGATGAAGCTTTAACTTTTCCAATTTCTACTTGAAAAAGATTAGGTCTTGCAAAGTCACTTTGTACATTAGCTACTACATCATCAATATTTCTTGCCGTAGAACTTTGGTCTTTTCTTGGAAGAAATCCAGACAAAGCTTGTTTTATTCGAGCTGCACCATTAGCTATTGCAGGGTCGATAAATCTGCCTTGTACTTCTCTTTTTGCTCTGTCAATGGCTTTATCCAGTAATGACATATAACTCTCCGTATAAATATTAGTGACTCTATATATTTATACATCTAATATGAATTTTCAGAAGCACGTTGGCAAATATAAAGTACACAATAAGGCAAAATATGTAGCAAATTTGCAAGAAGTTGTGTACAGATCATCATGGGAGCTCAAGTACATGAAGTATCTTGATAGACATCCATCAGTTCTTGAGTGGGCTTCAGAGAATGTCATTATACCATACTACAATCAGATTGAGAAGAAAACCAGACGCTACTTTGTTGATTTTTATGTAAAGATACAGAATCCAGAAGGAGAGATTAAGAAGTATATCATTGAAGTGAAGCCTGCTAGTCAATGTCGGCCCCCTAAGAAACGAAAGAGAATCTCTATCAAGTATAAGAATGATCTGAAACGATTTATGGTGAATCAGAGTAAATTCAAGGCTGCTCGTAAATGGGCTGAAAAACGTGGTATGCAATTCGTTATTTTAACAGAAAAAGAGTTGGATATTCCATCAAGACCTTATAAATATAAGAAGAATGGCAATACAAGACAGAACACCAAGTAAAGTAATATTAAGTGCCCTAGCATTAGGAGCGAGAGTTCCTGGTATTAGAAACTTTTTTAAAGCGGCATCTAAACTGTTAACACTTGGAAGATTAAAAAAACTTTCAGATGTTGGTAATTCACAACAGTTAGCAAATGCAGTTAAAAAATTTACTAAGCAAGAAGTTACATTATATAATAAACATTTAGTACCACTTGGTTTTCCAAAGTTAGTTCTGGAAGGAAAAATTGGCCAACGAGGTTCTAAGATAACTGGTTTTGCACAAAAAGAAACAACTCGTACTGTACATAGAGGGGTCACTATAGCAGACGCAGAAATGAGAAGAATGGGCGTTACTAAAGAAAAAGTAATGCGTACTATAGACCAACATATTGATTTTTTAAAATCAGAATCATTTTTTCAGAAAGCACACAAACACGCAAAACAACAAGGTATTATTGAACGTACTGAATTGTCAAGAGAGTGGTTTCACGATTATGCATTAGAACAGGGACTCAATTATCGTTCAATGGAAATGTTGAGAACTGGTGGCAAACGAATTTCTGATATGAGATTGGGCCGAATGTATTTTTTTAGATATAGGCCAAATAAACCAGACGAAATTTATGATGAGTTTCCATTAATGTTTTTACTTTCTGAAGAACCTGACAATATGTGGGGATTGAATTTTCACCATCTTAGTCCAAAACGTAGAGCAATATTACTTGGAAAGATGTTGGACTTTATGAACAATACAGAATATAATGAGAACACTAGATTGATGGCACATAAGTTTAGAAGTATGATACAAACAAATAAACGATTTCGTGATGCCAAGGCAATCTATCGACAATATAGAATAGAAGATATAAAATCTAAAGTTATTCATGTTCATCCATTGGATTGGGAGTTGGCTATCATGGTGCCGACAGAAAGATTTAAAACACTTGGTGGTGGAAGAACAGCAAGTAAAAAGATTTGGTATAAAACTTTTAGAAGAGCTAAAACACTATAGGGAGTAAAGACATGGGAGCAAGATTTGGTTTCGCAGGAGGAGAAGGCGCAGTTGCATTTGATCGTGGTATGACTGATATGCAAGTTGCAGAACGTGAGAAAGAAGTTAAAACTAGTACGCCATCTGCTGATTCTCAAGGTGCATATCAACCATCAAAGTTCGATACTCTTGTATATCCATTGGATTTAGAACCAGAAAATTTTTATCCAGAGTGTATTAAGTTTACTGTTATGAAAAGAGTTGGTTTAGACTTGAAGAAAACTGTTCAATATATTAAAGATAATTATAGTGCTGAGTATAAAAAACGAGAAGCTATAAGAAAAAAAGCTGTGCAAGATGAGTTTGATAAAACATTACCCAGGAAAGAACTTGAGCATATTTACAAGGGTGGACCTAATAAGGTTGCACTTAGAAAACAACTTGA